ACACCACCTCAGACCGCCGCTTGAAGGACAACATTGAGCCTATCGCAGATGGCACTGAGAAGCTGATGGCTATGAAGCCTGTCACGCACACTTGGAAAGCTGATCCAGAAGCAGATGCAGTCCACGGATTTATCGCACAGGAAATGATTGACGTTATCCCAGAGGCTGTATCAGGTGATCCAGACGGCGAAGAGATGATGTCAATGGATTACGGACGCATCACGCCTGTCCTCGTGGCAGCACTTCAAGACGCACATAAAAAGATTGAGGCGTTGGAAGAACGTCTAGCAGAATTGGAGGCTAAGTAATGTCTTTTCAGCTTACACCTGACGGATTAGTTGGCGATATAATATACAACAACGGTGCGGCAAAATACCAAAAACCTATTACTGGTGGTGCAATTAGCGCACTTCTTTTAGCCTCTAAATGGTTAGGGGATATATCGAACAATACCAGTAAACACATAACTGATTTACTGGGTGGTACGCAGGGATATTATTTAGTTTCTGTAAACGGATCAGCCGATGGTGGATCAAGGGATACTGGCATTTATCTAGTTGTTTTAGCTTCTGCCAATGACGTTTATGACAGTGGTTCTCTTGTCACAGAACAACTTGGAAACAAAGGTCTGCGGCAGACCGCAGCTACTTCTGATGGCCACACAAGTCGTTGGGTAACGGTAACTACAATAACCCGTGGTTATGACGCTTGTTACGGTAACTGCGGAAGTTTCGATATGGATCAATACGGTACAATTTCAGTGGGTGGCGCATATGGCGGGTGTTCTGTTTATGCAACGCACCTTATTGGGGATAGTCGTGTAGGGAGTGGGTGGTAAAATGGCAGTATACAACAAACAAAATATTGAGCATCTGTACAACCTACCTACAGTTGATGACATCACATTAGCGGATTGTTTTGACATCGAATTTAAGCGGTGCATGGATTACGAATATCCAGATATTCCTTACACATATGATCCTAAGAACTACACTGGCTATGAAACAATTCGCTTCCATGATCCTAATAACGTAGTGCCACGGGCTGAATTAGAAGCATTAGTTGTTGAAAAAACAAAGATTATTATTGAAGGCGGCAAGGCTCGTCGGTCTGACATGTTAAGGCAAGAACGTAACCGCCGCCTAGCAGAAACAGATTGGTGGGCATCATCAGACCTTACCATGACTGCTGAACAAACAGCCTACCGCCAAGCCCTACGAGACATAACGCAGACGTACACGTCGCTCGAAGACGTCGTCTGGCCAACGAAACCAGAGGTATAAGAAATGACACGCGCCCGTACTCTCGCAGACATGATCTCAGACGGTGTCATCGGCACCACCGAACTTGCCGACGACGCGATCACCCCCGTCAAGCTCGACGAGACGGGCAACTATACTATCGCGCAACTAACTGTGTATAACGGAACTTCTGATCCAGATGTGTTATTTAGAAACAATGGTACAGGAGATGTTACTTTAACATTCCGACGAGGTGCTGCGGATGATGTTTACACTGATTGGTCGTTAATCAACGATAACGGCACGTTCACATTCAGATCAGACAATTCTTCAGACCCAGACCACACGCAGTTAACCATGTCCCAAGGCGACATCAGCTTCTACGACACCTCAGGAAACGCAAAGTTATTCTGGGATGCGAGTGCTGAGAGTTTGGGCATTGGGACTACCTCAACAGGCAGTGAAACATTTGTTGTTGAGAAGTCATCAGGTACACCAACAATCCGTATCAATGCCCCCGCAGGAAGCGAAGCACAGTTAAAGTTACAAGCTGATGGCACAGTCACAGACACTCAGATGATCCATGCAAATACGGATGGGTCACTTGGGTTCAGTCGTTGGGATGGGGCTGCGTATCAGGAACGTATGCAGATCAAGTCTGACGGAACTACACAGCTAAATGGTCAGCTAGATTTTGTTGATAGCGGAAGTAAGATCGTCAGACCTACAGCCAATGCATTAGGCGTAAACGTAGGCTCTATAGAGGCGGTACGATTTACCTCTTCTGGAGGGGCAATATTCAACAATACTGAAAATATCAATCAAAACTTTACCGTTAAAGCTAGTGGTAATTCTAATGCCGTTTTTGTTGATGGTAATGGCGGCAATGTTGGTATCGGTACATCGTCCACCAGTACAAATTATGGTGCGTACCGCACTCCACTAATTGTAGAGCATCCACAAGGTTATGGTTATGTCGAGATAAGAAGTGGCACTACTAATAATCAGGCAGGCTTGGTTATAAATAGGCAAGACAACACTGGTTGGCTTCAAGCCATGAATAATAATGGCAAGCTGCGTATCGCACCAATGGCTTCGATTGACCAAACTGGGCTAACAAATGCGAAAGATGGTAGCTCAGGAATAACAATAGATACGTCAGGAAACATTGGCCTAAACGAAGCGTCACCAGACAAACAGCTTCATCTCACCACTAATACATCTGGCCTGATAACAAGCGGTAACAATCGTCAAGGTTCTGTAATCAGATTAACGCATAATGTTAATCACGAAGCAGGTTATAACGGTGGAGACTTTCTTGGTGGTATTGAGTTTGAAAGTAGCGATAGCTCTGCGGGTGGTGGAGTTCGCACAGCAATAAAGACAGAAGCGATTGACCCTTACAATACTCATAGCCTAAAGTTCTACACAGCCGATTCAAACAGTACAAATATGCCTGAACGGATGTCTATTAACCATCGTGGACATGTTACTACGCCTTATCAGCCTGCTTTTTCATTTCCATCGAGTACAAACTTCAGCGTTACCACAACTGGCTACCGATATATGAACTCTAGCAACGTATTCGCAAATGTCGCAGCGGGTACATCCCTTAATGTTGGTAATCACTTTAATACATCAAATGGTCGTTTTACTGCACCAGTAAATGGAGTTTATGAGTTTAACTTAACCTATGGTGTCATATTGTACAGCGGATATTTCCTCGTATACTTAGAGAAAAATCTGTCTGGTTCATACTACTCTATCTACAACCCGACTAACCAAGATGGCGATTGGATGTTTGGTACACTTAACTGGAAAACATTTTTGTATTCTGGTGATTTCGTTACGCCCATGTGGAACAACAACTATTCAGGGGGCAACCTCGGTCATGTGAAGTTTTCAGGACATTTAATCGGATAATAGGAGGTAAATATGCCAGATATAACAGTTACACTCACAGACACTCAGATGAAAGGATTGCAGTATATTTCTGCATCACCTCAAGAGTGGGTTGAAAACGTAGCAACAAACCGTGCAAGGCAAGCTAACGACGAAATTGTTCAAATGTACACAAACCGTGCATTGGACGAAGGAGTGCAAATCCCTGCAACACGGGAGCTAATCGTAGCAGACGCATTCACAAGAGGTTGGGCGCAGACAGCGGCAGAAGCACAGGCGGCTAATCAACCTACTGAAGAAACATCAGAAGAATAACCATGGATATGCAGTACGACATTCTGTGGAGCGGCGCACTGACAGCGATCTTAGCCTTTCTGGGCTGGGTTATTCGTGGCTACGTCGAAGAGCAGAAGCGTCTGCAAATTTTGCTGAACCGCACGCGCGAAGAGATGGCCAAGGAATACATCACGAAGTCCGAAGTCCACAATGACATCAACCGAGTGATGGATCGTCTGGATGCACTAGACGCTAAAATCGACCGACTGATAGAAACTAGATAGGAGGTTCCGATGGGACAAAACAGCGGCAACGCCGAGAAATATAACCCGAAAGGTACGGCAGTTCACACGTCGTATAAGGGTGGCAAGCAAGGTCATGGCGCAGTCATGGCTGGCAAAGCTGTGGTTCGCAAGGGCAAGAAGCAAAAACGCTCATGACACCACAAGCTCAACTCAAGGCGGTCGACGCCCTTATGAACTCTAAGGGTTGGAACGTCGTGCTTGAGATCATGCACGAAGAGATACTGGCGTCTGCAATGGCAATCGCCGAGACCCCGAACATGGAACTCGAAGAGATCAACTTCCGTCGTGGCTCTATCTGGGCCGCTAAACGGATGCTCGAACTGCCCGTTCGTCTGCGACAGAAACTGGAAGCGGAAGTCGCACTGTTACATGTGGACGACAGTAACAGACGTAACGACGCATAGTAGACAAATCATCAACAGACCCCGCCTCGGCTGGGCAAGGAGAATAAAATGGCAATACCACAAGACCCCCAAGCAATGGCCGCGATGGTAGACGGCATCGCCTCTAAAGCAATGGGCGTAGAAGCGGCACAGGCGCAACCAGCCCCTGAAGCCAAGACATCAGGCAAGGACAGCGCAGAAGGCCAAGCGGCTGAAAAAGGCTCTCCCGAAACTGAAGGCGATAAAGTTTCCGCTGAAGCAATTATTTATGAGGTAGACTTCGGCGACGGTAAAAATCGTCAATTAACACCTCAACAGATCAAATCCACATTCGAGCGTTACAGCGCACTCAATTTCAAGAATGCGCAATACAAGCCCGTGATGGATGTGATCGAACAGTACATGCGTTCTAATCCCAACATGACCACAAAGCAGATGGCAGATACTCTCTCAAACCTTGCAAAAGCAAACGAGAGCAACCCGACCATGGGCAACACAGACGGCGAGAAGTCTGGCGATTACAACAAAACCGCCGCACTCAAGTCTGGCGATATGGATGCCATGCTATCGAAATGGGAAGAAGACAACGCGGCATCTCTGCCTCCGGGCTACAAAGAGATGATGGCGTCTCAGGGCAACGGCATGCAAGACATCCGTGCGCAACTGGCACAGACGCAACAGATGCTACAGGCAGTCCTCGCACAATCGGCAGGTGTCGCAGACGCCGCGAAGCAGGGCATGCAAGGCGCACAATCCCAACAGATCAACGCCGTTCGTCAGCAAATTGCAAACAACATTGACCGCGTGCAACAAGCACTCGGCCTCCCAGACGACAAAGCAAACGATTTTATGGTGTTTGCTGGTGAACGCGGGTTCACGATGGAAGACTTCGTTGACCCACAGCTAACCATTAAGGTTATGCAAGACTTCAAAAACAACATGAACAGCCCAGAGATGGAGCGCATGCGAGCAATCGCACAGCGTCGCCAAGCCTACACTGGCTCTCTTGGTTCAACTCCTTCCGCTTCTCCCAGCGCGGAAGCTGGCGGCATGTCAGAAGGAACAACCTTCGACAAGCTCGCTCAGTCAGCCATGTCGCGAAGAGGCATGGTCTAACTTTACGCATACTCCTCAACCTCCCTGAAACTGCCCCGCCAAGCGCGGGGCATTTTTTTTGAGAGTAGGGACGAAAACCCAAACCTGTCTGTCCTATACTACAACTAGCACTAAGACTGCGCCTCGGCCCAGTTAGCTAACACAAGGGCAATGCGATGGTTTTATCCCGCAAGCTCGCTGAAACCGTAATCTTAACTGCCTAACAGAGGAGAATATCTCATGGCGGCTATTCAAGGACTGCGCGGATCAGGCGAGTTTTCGACTGATTTCCGCCCCAAAAACTACCGGGAGCTTTTCACGCTCTTGGAACCAAACGGCAACGCGCCACTGAACGCTCTTTTGGCGATGGGATCATCTGAACCTACAGACGACCCTGAGTACAAAAACTTCCGTGACGAACTGCCAGAGCGCAAACTTACTGTAAACGGTGCAGTTGCATCGACGTCTACAGGCACGATCACTATCGACGCCTCAGACGACAACAAGTTTGCAATCGCAGGTGCAATCGTTGTCAACAGCCAAACTGGCGAAGTAATGCACGTTACTGCTGACACTACAGCTACAACGCTGACTGTCACTCGTAACATTGGCGGCACTACGCACCAGATCGCAGACAACGCGCCACTGTTCATCGCAGGCTTTGCGGCACAGGAAGGTGGAAACTCTCCGACTGCCATTAGCTTCGACGCAACAGTTGCATCCAACTACACCCAGATTTTCCGTACAGCTTTCGCGGTAACAAACACCATGCAAAGCACCTACCTACGGACTGGCGACAAGTTGGATGAGGCAATGACCAAAGCTCTCAAACTTCACATGTCAGACATCGAACGTGCGATGTTCTTCGGTGTGAAGCACGAAGCAAACGGCTCAACTGCCCAGCCTACTCGCTACACAGGCGGCTTGCTTAACAGCCTAACCAACGTCGTTGATATGACCACGGACTACGGTTCGTATGGTGGTACTTCGGCTGGTGACATGACTGAAGAAGGTTTTGATGACTTGCTTATCTCAACCATCTTTAAGTTCGGCTCTAAGCAAAAGATCGCTTTCGTTGGTGAAGGCGTTGCGAACCACCTGCAACAGTTCGGCAAAGATCGCTGGCAACCTACCGCTATGGAAGGTGCATACGGCGTCAACCTGACACGTTACAACACATTCGCTGGAGACCTGATGGTTCACCTGCATCCGCAGTTCCGTCAAATCCCGAATATGCGTAACGCGATGGTCATCGTCGACTTCCCATATCTGGTTTATCGCTACCTTGAAGGTCGTGATACCCAGCTTTTGGAAAATCGCCAAGCGGTAGACGCGGATAGCGTCAAGCACGAGTACCTAACCGAGTGTGGTTTGGAACTCCTGCAAGACAAAGTTCACGGCTACATTAAGAACTGGTCTTCACGCGTCGCTTCCTAATGGGGACGACCAAAATAGGTCAATAAGCGATAGTAAGGGGGCAAGTTTGCCCCCTTACTTTTTAGGAGAGACACATGGCAGAAGAGAAAAAGACTGCGACCAAGAAAACAACCACAACACGCCGCCGCGCTCGCACTGACACTGGTGCATTCAAGGCAGACGACCCCAAGACACCAGACGTAAATGAAGCATGGGAAGAAGTTCCTGCTGAAGAACCGAAGGCAGAGCCTGTAAAAGCTCCCGCAGACGGCATTGTTTGGTATGAGAGCCGTGAGCCGGAACCCACACAGTTCTCAGTTGCTGGCTACAACCCAATCCGTAACTTCAGCAATGGTCGACTAGAGTTCCGTGTTAAAGCGGAAGACGTTGAGCGTTTCGAGAAAAACCATTTTTGCATGAACGCACGGATCGTTCGCAAGAGGTAATCCATGGCAGAGCAGAGCAACACAAACCCACACATCCGTGAGACAAACTCGCCACTCAATACACTGGCGATGCAGGCTCTACGGCGTTACGGCGACTTTCATCCCGGCACAGTGGACGGAGATGTGATGCTCATGTTCGTCGAATTTGCCAATATGGTGATCGACGAAATCCGCATGCACCCTTACCACGACGGCACAGACATCGACTACTACCAGTCGGCCACAGACGTGCGCCCGATCAAAGACGTCATCATCGTGCAGGGTCTGCTCTACCATTACGCAGTACAGCAGGGCAGTGAGAAGATGCAGGCGTACATGCCGACATACTTCCAGACGCTCAACCGCGAACTGTGGGCGAAGAAGAACGGTAACACGAAAATTCAAATGACTGTCGTCGATGACGGCACCAACAAAAACAATATTGGTGGCGGCAAGACGAACACAACGAATGGGACGGTTAGTTACTAATGACGAGTACGACCAAGTCACGTAGCGGCGTAAGAAGTAAAACTTTCGCATACGAGAACTTCCAAGGTCTCGACACGTCTCGTGATGTCACAAGCCTAGACACTGGCAAAGACCAGCACATGCAAAAGATCAACAACGCCACGTCAGACTGGCGTGGTCAGATGGTGCGTGACCCTTCATGTAAGTTCCGCAAGGGTGAATACAAAGTAAACCACGTGCGCTTCTTTGGCACGAACGAGGTTTGCTGGGTCGAACAGACGGGTGCTGGCTTGAACTTCAAGTCAGATCGTGACCACGAATTGGAGAACGTACACCCAACTGCGGCCATCGTTTCATCAACGGTTTTCAACCAGTCTGTACACCTGACCGCGCGATCCAGACCGATGTATCGTTATGATGGCATTCGCTTTGTAAGAAACCAGTCTCCTGCCGCGAACGAACTACAACCAGCATATGCCACGTCTGTACAAAGACGTCTGGCGATTGCAGGTATTCCCGGCAAAGAAACACAGGTTCACCTGAGTAGGGTAGACCAAGACGAAATCTTCCCCGATGATGAAGACCCAGCAAGCACAAATGTTCTGCGTGCTGGCTTCATCGACGTCGCAAACCTTCTTGGTACTGCCGACCAAATTACTGGACTTGGAACTTTTGAACAAAACCGCTTGGTTGTGTTTACCGCTGACCGAAGCATAATTTACAGGATAGACCCGGATATAGACAGATGGGTGATAGACGACAACGCAAACATCAACATTGGTTGTATAAGTCACAACAGTATCGCGAATGCGGGGACAGACCTCCTATTTTGCTCGCGGTCTGGTATCCACAGCATCAAGCGTTCGGAGGACAACGGCATCCTCGTGTATTCCTACAGCCTGTCGGAGAAGATCGACCTGCTGTATCGCGAGCTATTCAACTCCGTAGAGAACCCAGAAACATTGAGCGCAGTCTTTGACCAAGATACAGCACAATATCACGTATTCTTTCCGCAACCCGGCGGTCAACTCTGCAAGCGTCTGACACTGGCTATGAACCCAGAGGGCGGTCAGGCCGTTCCTAAGTTCAGCACAGGAGACTTCCTCAACGCACGGTGCGGTGCGTTCCTTGGCGGCAAATTTGTCTTTGGCACAACTGGGGGCATCTATGAGGTTCTCAAGGTTGAGGACGAAGATGCAGACGCATTCACACCAGAGATGGAAGTTGTAACGCCACTCCTTTGGCACGGTAGCTTAGAGGACGTGAAGGAAACGCAAAGCGTAATTATCCAAGCCGCAGGCAAGGGTGTTCTTACAATGGATGCACAGGACGAGAATGGACGAACCCTTGGCTCCCTTGTGATAGAGGTAGATGACACGTCGGACGACAACTATTTCGAGGATGTGCCATTATCCAAACAGTATGAAAGGAAGTGGTCTCACCGTTATAGGGCGGCTCAATACCGTCTAAAAACAACAGGAGGCGGTGGCCTGCTCAGAATTATCGGTTTCGCAGTGACCGTGAGGACATAAAATGGCTCGTATTAGACAACAGTTCCCCCAAAACTACGGTTCAAGCGGGAACATCAACAACGAATTTGAAAGCGTCATTCGCTATTTGAATGCCGCTGAGTTTGGCAACAATACTGTTGGTGAACTACTTGCTAAAATTTTCGATAGCAACGGCAACTGGGATGGCCCCGTTGAGTTCCAAAAGAACACAGGTGGCGACATCGAGTACCGTGTTGGCGAATATACAAACAGCACAGACGGATGGATCACTCTGGTTTCTGCCGCAGACTTACGCGGCGAGACAGGTCAAAACTTTGGTGAAATCGGTGCGCCAATCTTCTTCGGACGTGTGGACTACACTGCGACAGCCGCACAGACAGATTTTGATTACGCACACGCTACCACAGACGAAATCCTCGTATATGTCGACGGCGTTCTTCAGCGTGAAGGCGCATCCAACGATTACACCACAGACGCAACAGGCGGCAGTGTAAACGCTGGCTCTGTAGAGTTTAACTCTGGTCTGACTGGCGGCGAAGTTGTTAGCTTGTTCAAGGTTCGAGCCACTGCGATCACAGGCTACACCCGCTCAGATACAGACACTGTTGGCCCACAGGCTGTGTTCCCGTTTATCCATGACGAGAATACAAAGCTACAGGTTTACAAAAACGGTATTCTTCAGCGTGAGGGCGGCGCAAACGACTACACCACGTCACCTGCATCGAACACCGTAACCTTCAACTCAAACGTCCCTGCTGGCAACACGGTCACAATCCTGACTGTTGAGAACACGTCTGTACAGGCCGTGACAGGCATGATGTTCGAGGAGAACTTCGTACATACAGACAGCGGTCTTATCCGTTTTGACAAGATTAAGATCGACAATAGTGACATCCCGCAAGCGAAAGTGGCCACACTGACAAGCGATCTTGGCGAGAAAGCAAAGCTGACTGTCTCACCAACGACGCCAACTTCACCTGCAACTGGCGACTTGTGGCACGACACATCACAGACACCTAACCAGCTAAAGTTCTACGACGGCACACAGTGGCTTCGTACATCACCTGAAAGCTCGCTCCCAACTTTCACAACCAGCAACTCTGGCCAGTTCGTTAAAGTGAACGGCACGGGTACTGCTCTTGAGTACGGCACAGTCGATCTATCGTCTGTTATCGCAGTTACTCAGAAGGGCGCGGCGAACGGTGTTGCCGAACTCGACAGTACAGGCCGTCTGCCAGTAACGCAGTTGCCATCGCTTTTGGCGAGCGACAGCTTCTACGACATCATTACAACACCGACGAACACCACCTACACAACGAAGCGTATTTTCAAGCAGAAAATCCAAGTGGACGGCCTGTCTCTACAGACAGCGTCTGGCACCTGCTCAGTACAAGTCGCGGTCAACGGCGTGGGATTTGGTAGCGTTTATAGCGTTAGCTCAACAGTAAACGAGTTCGCGCTGGGTACACCGATTGAGATTGATGCCACGTCTGCGAACAAGAAGATAGGCTTCATCGTCACGAACAACTCCTCTGCTTCAGAGCTAGAGGTGACAATGGCGGTCAGCGTACTGACTAGCTAATGATAGAGGTAATTACGGATGACAAACACCGTGTTGCAGAATGGGCAAAACCAAAGATTGAAGAAGGAATGCACTGGAGCAACTTCCAAGCGTTTGGCTTCGAGCGAGACGGTGATCTTGTTGGTGCAGTCATCTTCACCGAATACACAGGCAACGACATCCACGTCAGCGTCGTCACAACAAACCCATGTTGGTGGCACAGACGCTACATCAGAACACTTTACGAATATGTCTTCGACCAGTGCGGATGTATTAGAATTTCCGCACTCGTCAAAGAAGACAACGCCAAGTCGATCAAACTCTTGCGAGGACTTGGTTTCCAAGAAGAAGGTCGACTACGACGTTATTTCAATCCTCAAGACGGTCTTGTCTTCGGACAACTCCGTTCCGAATGCAAGTGGCTAGAGAGGTAAGTTATGGGTAAGAGAAGTCCAGCACCACCACCCGATTATACCGAGCAGAAAAAGCAAATTCGTCTCGACACAGAAGCGGCGTATCAGAACAAAGCTGATACTTACAACACTGCTGTTGATGAATATAACACTGCTCTTGGTGGGTTCGGTGATACATACAGCAATCTATCGAGCGGCATAGGCAACCTTACCTATGCAGACTTGTATGATGACCCCTCGACGGCGGTGAACGAAAACCCATACGCATCTTTCAAGTCACAAATTGAAGGTTTAACTTCTGGTCTCGGTGGTCTTGATATTGGTCTTGATAGGCCGGACTTTGCAAGCACAGTCGAAAGTGAGTATGGGACAGTCGGGATCACAAACATTCCAGACTTGGTGAGTGCGAACACTCGCGCCTATGACACGCTTTACCGCGATGCTGGCGGCTTGATGAGCCAACTGGACGCTCTGAACAAGCAACGTCAAAACGAAGTAAACCGCATTGAGCAATATCGTACAAAAGGTCTTGGCGACCTTGCAGGCTTTAGTACACAGCTAGGTCAACTTGGTATCGCAGACTTGAACCAGATGAACCAACTGGAGCGTGACCTCGGCGCACTTAATGTTGGTCGTCAATCATTCTCGTCTCCAATCATGAACCAACTGTATCCAGACGGGTTCTCACAGTTTGATACGCAATATTCTGGCCTTAACCAAGGTCTTGCAGACCTGCGCTCACAGCGTCAGACAGAACTTGATCGTATCAATCAGTATGAACAGGGTCTTCTATCAAGTGCAGACCAGTATCGGAACACCCTCGGTGGGCTGACGATTGCAGACGAACAGGGTATTTCAGACCTGATCAACCAAATCGAAGACACAAACCGTCGCGCTGGTCGTTTCTCATCAGAGCTTGGCTTTGACTTTAACCAAGAGACTGGCGAACTGAGCGACTTGCTCGGTGACGTGAACACGCTTCAACGCCAACGCACATCAGAGCTTGGCCGAATTGACCAAGCACAGCGTGACTACTTGGCCTCCGCTCGTGCAGTTGAAGACGCCGCAGAAGGAGGTAGCATTTACAGTGCCGCTGGCATTGACGCTATCGAAGATGCACTACGCGATGCTCGCACTAACATGAGCGGGTTCTCGTCTGTACTTCCATATGACTTCTCTGGCGCAACAGGGTCTCTCACAGACGCAGACGTTGCACTGGCCGATCTCAAGAGCCGCAGACAAACTGCTCTCGACGACATCCTTGGCAACATCACTGGAACCGCAGGTAACATTGCGGGGCTTGAAGCATACGATGAAGAAGGCATGCGCAATCTTCAGCGTCAACTTACAGAAGCAGGTGGTGAGCTTGGTCGCTTTACTGGCGGTCGGGTCAACGACATCTCCAGCCAACTTAGTGATGCGTCTGGTCAGATCGACACACGTCTGCAAGAGCTATCTGATGCACGTAATGCGCTGGAAACCCGCGCACAAGCACTTCTCGAACAAGTCAATAACGCTCAATACTACGGCGTTGATGACCTCGGTCAAAACCAAGAAGGCTTCGATGCACTGCAATCAGAGATCGAACTCTACAATGCACAGCAAGCACTGGATGAAATTAGTGCCGCTGAAAGCCGCTTGAACAGTGAACGCCAACGCCTAGAGCGTGATGCAGAAGCTGTAGCGGAACGTGACCGTATCGCTCGCGAAGCCATCCTCTCAACAGTTGGTGCAAGTGGTGTTCCAGAGTTCCAAAACTTTGACCAAATTGATCCCATCACGCTCAATCAATATCTAGCAATGTTGCAAGAGCAAGAGGAAGAGGAGTACGCAAACACGCTATCACCATCGGCATTCGCGCAAAACGTATTAAGGGCATAAATCATGGCGTTCTCCGCAGTATTAGGATTAGCAGGTAGCGCGTTCGGAGCTATAACAGCTTCAAGAGACGCCGCCGCCGCACGCGCACAACAGGACTATCAGTTCCGTCAGCAGATGGACTTGCAGAGGTTGAACCTCGGCATGATGCGCGATGCACAGCGTGATCAACGTGAGGAGAACGCATACCAGCGTGAGATGGAGCGGATGAACAGACGCATCCGTGAGCAAGAGCGTGACTTTGAGCTAGAACAGCTTCGCAAGAACGAAGACGCTCTTATGGAACAGCGTCGAATG